CCCGGCGACCGCCTGGTGTGCATGGACCTCGACAGCATCGTCACCGGGCCACTGTTCGACCTGTTCGATACCGACGAGGAGTTTAAAATACTTGAAGGCGCAAATGGCCCCAGTCACCCGTGCCGCTTCAACGGCTCGATCTGGATGCTGCGAGGCGGTACTCGTCACGATGTCTGGACCGACTTTTCGCTTGAGGCTGCAGGCAAGTTGCCCAAACACACGTTCCCCGACGACCAGGGCTGGTTCGATTTCAAGTTTCCGGATGTCACTGGATGGAAGGTCGGTGCGGCGTCTGGAATTTATGCTTATGAAAAACGGGGCTGGCCCGGTGGCAACGATCTGCCGAAGGATGCACGGCTGGTGGTCTTTCCGGGCAGCCGCGATCCTTCTGGGTTCACGCATCTGTCGTGGGTGAAGAAGCATTGGTGTTAGACCCGGCAAAGGTTGCTTTCTACTTTCCACCGGAAATCAACCATGGCGAGAAACTGAAGCTGTTCGATCGGATGGCAAGGCACATTCGCCTGTCGGGCGGCATGATCGTCAAGGGCGATCACACACCGCTGGCGACGCTGCCAGCAGACGTCATCCCCGTCGTTGGATGTTCGCCTCAGTTGACACCAATGATTACCGAGTGGCGCAGGACCGGCAGAGACTTCCTGTATTGGGACAGAGGCTACTTCCGCCGGGTGTATGCAACCTGGCTTCCGAAGGGCGACAACGGCGGTTACTACAGGTGGGTGCGCAACGCTTTCCAGATGCAGAAGATCGAGCCAAAACCGTCCGACCGCTGGAAGTCGCTGAAAACAGAAGTGCAGCCGTGGCGCAAAAGCGGCAGGCATATCGTCATCGCTGCGCCGACACGCACGTACTCGCGGTTTCACAAGACCGAAAGCTGGATAGCGGACACCATCGATGCTCTGGCTCGTGTTACGACACGTCAGCTTGTCATCCGTGACAAGGAGAGCAAGCGGTCGCTGCAGAGTGATCTTGCTGACGCTCATTGTCTGGTCACTCACGGGTCTATCGCTGCTGTTGAATCTGTTGTTCTCGGTGTTCCTGTTGTTGTGCATGTTGATAGTGCTGCTGCGCTTGTGGGTAAAACAGACCTGACGAAGATCGACGAGCAAGTTACTCCCGATCGTGAGCCGTGGCTTCATGCGCTTGCCTACTCGCAATTTTCGGAGACCGAGATGATTGATGGCTCGATCTGGAAGATGCTCTGATGATCACCGTTCCATATCCAAACACCGACCGTTCGCTTTTGACCATCGAGCAATTGCGCGCGGCTGCGGGGCTGGCCACCGACGACACCAGCCAGGACGCGATGCTGACGCCGCTCGGCGGCTACATCTCGGCGGCGATCACCACGGCGTGCAAGGTCGCCAGGGCCGGAGCACTGCCCCCGACCCTTCGGCTCGAGACCGTCGTCGAGACCTTTCGCCTGAAGAGCTGCCAGCCGTCGCTGGTGCTGGCCAGACACCCGGTGGTCGAGATTGAAACTCTGGTGACCTCGGGCAGCACGATCGACTACGAACTCGATGCCGCCGCCGGCATCCTCTACAGCCTGTCCGGCGACGCGCATGTGAACTGGGGCATCGGCCCGGTCGAGATCACCTACAGCGCCGGCTACGAGGACGTGCCGGATGATCTGGTCTACGCGGCGCAGCGGTTTGTGCAGGGCGAGCTTGCCGCGGTCTCGCGCGATCCTTCGCTGAAGCGGCTGAAGATAGAAGGTATTTCGGAGCGCGAGTGGTGGGTGCCGACCAACCAGACGCGAGACAGCATCATTCCGGCCGACGTGATGGATATTCTGGTCTCGGGCGGCTACGTCAACATGGTCGTGAAATAGCATGGGCGTGTGGCAGCCGCTGAAGATTGGCGGCGGCGGCTTCATCACCGGCTATTCGGTGTCGGACGACGGCGCCACGCGGGTAATCCGCACCGATACCTATGGCGACTATCGCTGGGACGCGGATGCCGACCAGTGGGTGCAGATGCTCACCTGGGAGAGCATGGGACCGGCGATCGCCGTGATCGGCAACCACAACCCGACCTACGAGGTGGTGGTGGCGCCGGACGACGCCAGCCGGCTTTATCGCTGGTGGAAGGGGGACACCTATCGCAGCGACGATGTCGGCGCTACCTGGACGGTGACCGCCTACCCGCATGCGCTGGATGCTGTCCATACCGACGGCAACGCCTTCAACCTGCGCACGGCGGGCAAGAATATCGCGGTACATCCAACCAACGCCGACCTGGTGCTGGCGGGCGGCTATATCGACGGGTTGCTGCGGACAAGCAATGGCGGAACCGGCTGGACCGCAATCGCCAGCGTGCCGAGGCCGTCGTGGAAAGGTTACAGGGTCAACGGCAGTCATCCGGCCGGATCGACGGTGATCGCGGTCGACACCGGCACGGCGGGAATATCGACCTCGGCGGTGCTGTATTTCACCGAGACCGGCAACACCGCGCACTATGTGACCGGCGCACTGGGTGTTGGCAGCGGCAACATCACCATCACGCCGGCACTGTCGGCGAACATCGCGGGCGGGCAACTGGTGGGGTCCGCTGGTGGTGTGCGCGTCGCCTTCGATCCGGCCAATGCCGGTGTTGTCTATGCGGCAAGTTATGGCAACGGCGTCTACAAGAGTTCGGACGACGGCGCGACTTTTGTCTCGATCGGCGGCCCGACGACCAACCAGCAGCTCCGGGTCGCGGTCGATGGCGTCGCCTACGTGACGACCGATCCGTATGCGGAGACCTCAGCCGTCTGGAAATATACCGGATCATGGACCGATATCTCTCCGGGTGGTGACGCATCCTCGCTGGCGTGCGATCCGAACAATGCGGCTCGCATCGTCACCGGCTCAGGCGGTTTCATCAACACCTCGCTGGATCGCGGCGCGACATGGGTGCAGACCGCCGGGGCCTACTGGGGTCCCAACTGCCTGCTCGGGCCAACGGTGCCGTTCTCAGGCCAAAGGCGCGCAGCGACCGACGATGTGCCGTGGCTGGAGTGGACGCAGGAATGCATCATCAGCGGCGCCGCATTCGAGTTCGATCCGGTCGTCGCCAACCGGGTGTGGATGCCGTCCGGCATCGGCGTGTTCTATTACGATTTCGCCAGTGGCAGCGCCGCACCGACTGCGCAGATCACATGGACCAGCCAGAGCCGCGGCATCGAGCAACTGGTCGTCAACAACATCCTGTCTTTGCCGGGCGGCAAGCCGAACGTGACCTGCTGGGACCGGCCACAGTTTTATGTCGATGACCCGGATGTCTATCCGTCGACGCACGGGCCGAACGCACTGGACGCAATCGTGCATGGCTGGAATATCGACTATGTGGCCGGCACGCCGACGACGATGGCGGGGCTGTTCAATCTCTATACCAAGCAGCACTCCGGCATATCGACTGACGGCGGCCAGACCTGGACGACATTCGCCAGCCAGCCGTTCGGGACCGGTGGCAACATCGCAGTGTCTACTGCGCTTAATATGCTGGTGGTACCGCAGGCGAATGCATCGCCGTACTACACCACCGATGGCGGCGCGAACTGGACCGAGATCACCTCGGCGCATATTCCGGGGCTACCGTCCGGTGGCGCCGAGAACGGCTTCGGCTTCAGCGTATTCCTCAATTCCAAGTTCGGCTGCGCCGACAAGGTTAACGCCAACACGTTCTACCTGCACAACTATGGGCCGGCTGCGGCTCTGAGCATTGCCGGTTTCTACCGCTCGACTGACAGCGGTGCGACCTGGACCAAGGTTTTCGACGGACAACTGGTGGTCAGCGCCTCGAGCGCCAACTGCAAGCTGCTGGCCGTGCCGGATTACGCCGGACATCTGTTCTTCGCCTACGGCATCGGCACCGAGTACGGCGGCTTTCATCGGTCGACCGATGGGGCAGCGACATGGACCGCGATCGACAACGTGACCGGCGTCAACGCATGCGGGTTTGGCGCCATTGCGCCGGATGGCGACTATCCCTCGGTCTACATTTCCGGCTGGGTTGGTGGCACCTACGGTATTTGGCGCGGCGACGGCAGCGAGGCTGACTGGAATGCGAACGCCGCGACCTGGACCAACCTGACCGAGGATACGGGCGGCATGCCGCTCGGCATCTTCGACTACGTCAAGGCGGTCGAGGGCGACGCAGACACCTGGGGCAAGGTCTATGTCGGTTTTGCCGGGACCGGTGCCGCCTACTATTCCGAAGATGGCGAAGAGCCTGAACCGGAGGAGCCAAGCATTGCCGTGACCTCGTTGGCCGCCATGCGGGAGATCGCCGACCTCGACGCCACGCTGGCGGAAGACGGCCAGGACATCGTGCTCTACCGGGTCATCACATCCGGATCGACCCAGACCCGGCTCGCGGTCGATGTCAGGGCTTTTGTGCGCCCCTACCGGCAGACGCCGGACGAGATCGCCGCAGGCGTGGTGCAGGACTTCTGGCATCTGATCATGAGCCCGTCGGAGATCATCGCCGCCGACTGGCCGGGGTCGTGGACGGCGTCGCCATCGGAGCCGATCCAGACCGAGCTCGACCGGCGGGTGCCGCGCAGCGGCGACAAGGTGGTGTTTGCCGGCCGGGCCAGAAACGTAGAATTCGCGGCGCCGTTCTATATCGACAATGCCCTGTGCCGGATCGAATTGTGGGCGAAGGGATAGACGGCTGGCCGGACTGGACCGGCGAGACGGTTGTCTGCGTCGGCACCGGGCCGTCGGTCTGGAAGGTCGATCTGGCGCCCAGCCGGGGCCGTACACGGGTTTTCGTCATCAAGGGGGAATACCGGCACTGTCCATGGGCGGATGCCCTGTACGGGCTCGACACGGGCTGGTGGGTATCGGCCAGGGGGGCAAAGGACTTCAAGGGCCTGAAGTTCAGTCCATCGCCCACGGCGGGCCGACTGTTCGGGGATGTGCGTCAGGTCAGGCTGAAGCCAAGGGCCGAAATCCTGACCGGCGAAACCGGCGTGATCGGCTGCGGGCTGAAGACCGGCGGCGGGCACTCGGGGTTTCACGTCATGAACCTGGGCGTCCAGTTCGGCGCCAGACGGCTGCTGCTGGTCGGCTACGACATGACCGGCAACGGCCGGCGCAATGCCTGGGAAGAAGGCGTCGGCAAGTTCAATGCGGACAGGGTCAGGCAGTGGCGGGAAGCTCTCGAGGACTGCGCGCCGCAGTTCGCGCGGCTCGGCGTTGAGGTGATCAACTGCTCGCCCGGCTCGGCGTTGCAGGTCTATCCGCAGTCAACCCTGGAGCAGGCGCTTGGCGGTTAAGACGTCGATCCAGGTGCAAAACCTGAATTTTAACCTCGCGCTGGACGAGGCACTGTCGCCGGAAGCGCGGCAAAAGGTATTCGCTGCCCAGGCCACCGAGATCGTCGACGACGTCAAGGCGCAGAACGCGAGAATTCTGGGACGGGTGCCGCCGCACACGATCAGCGTCGACGGCCGCATGGGCGCGCCGATCTCCAGTGCAAGGACGGTGGTCTATGTCGAATTCGAGTTCATGTTCGAGCTGCTGGAGTGGATCGGCCAGATGCTCGAGCAGCACTCGCCAGTGAGGACGGGACGGTATCAGAAGTCACATATGCTGCTGGCTGACGGTGTCGCGGTCAGTCCAGGACAAGCGCCACCGCTGGCCGACAGGTATGAGTTTGTGAATGTTCAGCCCTACGCGCGCAAGATCGAGCGCGGTCTTTCACCGAAGCGGCCGGACGGGGTCTACCAGTCGGTCGCCAAGTTGGCGTCGTCGACCAGCCGCTGGGGCAATGTCGCCCGCGTCAAGTTCGGATATGTGACGCCACTGTTCGGGCCGGTCAGCGCCTGGGCGAACAAGTCAAAGGGTGCTCGCGGAAGACGTCGCGCCGAATGGCTCAGCCGGCAACCGGCCATCATCGTAACGTTATAGGTTTGCAATGCCCGCATCCGTTGTCGAAGCCACGATCCGGACGAGGCTCACCACGGCGTGGGATACCGCCGACGGCTACATCCTCGGCATCGACCAGGTTACGTCTCCACCACCAGACGGCGCCGCGTTCATCGTCATCCAGTATCCGGTAGTAGATGGCCGGCGTCCGGTGCTTACCACGCGGCGGATCGAGGAAGGCGTCGCCCGCATCATCTACAACGTGCCGCGCGGCTTTGCGCTCTCGGTCACGCTGCCGAAGGCGGAAATCATCTCGGCGCTGTTTCGCGGCGACGGCCTGCGTGTGAACGGCGTCGAGTTCTTCGAGCCAAGCAACCCGGTGATCACCGACGATCTCGACGACGGCAACTATTACGAACTCGCCGTTATGGTTCCCTACCGGTACCAGTTCGACGTTTCCTGAAATCTTCCCTGAAGGACAGCCCATCCTTGCAGGTCAACAACCATGCTGCGTGGGCGGCAGAGCCATGGCGTCTCGGCAAGAGCGCCACATAATAGGAGACCGCCATGGGTGATATCATCACGGCGACTGGTACCAGGGTCTACATCGGTTCGGCGGTAACGTCGGCGGTTGATACGCTCCCTGAATTCGAGGCTATGTCTACATGGACCGAGATCGGTCTGATCGAGTCGCTCGGCGAGTACGGCGACCAAGCAAACGACGTAACGTTCGCTGCGATCGGCGATGCGCGTATGCGTCACGCCAAGGGCGCGCGTGACGCCGGCACGATGCAGATCACCTGCGGCCATGATCCGACCGACGTGGGCCAGGCAGCCCTCGAAGCCGCCGAGGCAACCAACGACAACTATGCCTTCAAGGTCGTCCTGCCGGACGGTCCTGCCGGCTACAGCGACACGATCCAGTATTTCCGCGGCCTCGTCATGAGCAAGCGCAAGAACGTCGGGACCAACGATAACGTGGTTCGGAATAATTATAATGTGGGTATCAATTCTGAGGTCTTCACAGACCCGGCATCGACTTAAATCTCAGATCGCCGGATGGCCTGATCCGCTGTCCGGCTTTCTGTGTGAAAGAGGGAGACTGCATGAAAATAAGCGAGATCGCCGTTGACCAACAGGTCACGGAAGAGGGTGGCTGGGTCAGTAACATTCCGGAGCTTGAGGGCGTCA